CTTGTATATGTCCTATTAGTGTACTCGTACTCCCATTCACCGGTTTCTGCATTAGGTTTATAACCTTTTCTCTTGATTTCAGGTACTCCTCTAAGATCTGCACCTGCTCTAGAGATAAGTGTAGAAGCACCTCCACCAGGCTGATACTTTGCTCTAAGTTCTGCTATATTATTGTCTTTTTCAGACTGTCTAAAGTTAAGTTTATGCTTTTCGGCATCAATGACGACCATTGAGTGCTTAACGGCTCTTTCCATCTCGTCATTTGTAGCTCCCTGTAGAGTCATATCTGTGATAAGATTAGAAATTTTACCCATTTCAATACCTTTTTCTCTTGAAGTCATTACTCTCATTCCTTCATAGTAAGGGTATTCTGCCTTATCATCGAATCCTTTAAGACCTTTAAGTGTCTCACTAGACCTTATATGAACTCTGTCATTTACAGGAATAACTACTACACTATCTCCATCAAAGTCAGCACCTGATAACTTATCAGCAACATTCTTGTTAATACCTATAGCATCGATTGTTGTCTTTCCAATTACTGTGTTACCCTCTTTATTCTTGTTATTAACAGTTAATTCAGGTATCTCGAAAGTACCTGCATGAGGATATCGAATAAGACAAACTTTAGTACCATCTTTGTATGTTGGAGCGTATACTTCTGTATCTTTCAAAGTATTAACAGGAAGTATTACCTTTGAGCTCTGTCCTGGAAGTGAAGCCGCTTTGAGATGAACTGTAGCAGAATCACAATCGTCTGCAAATGAGTCCAATAATCTCTTTTTGATAGCTTCATTTTCCAAAGCTTTAATTTCTTCAAACTCTTCTTTCTTGTTTGCATAAGTAAGATTAAGCTGTTTGTCAATAAGCTGTTTACTCTGCTTTGATAAGAACTGAGAAGCTAAGTTTTTACTGTAATCTTCCCAATCTCCTTCACCTTTAATCTTATTTACGCATGACATCGACTGTCTCTTTCCAGTCTCTGGATCAATAAACTTTCCATTAGGATCATCAAAGAAAGTCTGACCATGACCACCATCTTTTATAGTGGCTCCAAAAGGGTTATCTCTATCAATAACTCTATTTCCTGTTTCTGGATCTATTTTGTATTCTCCAGTTTTAGGATCTTTAACACCAACTTTCTTTAAAACCTTATCAATGGATGTACCACCCTCTTTATTTGAGTTAACAACCATGTCATATCCTTCCGGAATATTGTCCGAATAGAATGCCATTCCTTTTGCATACAGAAGATCTCCTTTTTTACCTTTAGGATCATCAACTGCAATTCGAACCTGGGCGTAGTTTACATTACCAAGACTTAAATCATCTACGCCTCGTCTAATTTCGATCGTTCCATCTTTCTCAAGACCACCATCTTCAGCGTATCTTATAAATACTCTTTTTGGATCAACAGATTCTGGAAATTCTACCTTTCTGAATGTTAATCCACCATCTCCAGAGTATTCTGTAATTGATTTAATTTTATCTGGATTGTAATACAAGTCAGCCCATTTTGTTCCAGGTGCTGCTAATACCTGTGTTGTTGTATACTGGTCGGGATTGTTTGCCTGTGGTATCTTTACATTTATTATTTCATAACCTTTTTCCTTAAGCATTGCTGCTGCGGTAGCAAGGTTATCTTTAGATACACCCATTTCAAGTTCAACACCTGCACCAATATCGATAGCACCTTTTTCAGCAACTTGTCTTTTAAGTATAGATGCGGTGTTATCAAGTTTCTGAGCATTCTTCTCAACATCGGATTTAAGCCAGTTTCTAACTGTTGATTCTGCAGAAGCTGGCATACCCATTTCTAATGCAATCTGTGTATTGTTGAGACCTTTTTCTTTCAATTTTCTTGCTCTTGATACAAGGGCCTGTTTCTCTTCAGCAGAAGCAATAGAACGTTTTGCTCTAAGTTCTGTTGTAGAGATTCCCATACCCTTTGCTATCTCAGAATCAGACATTCCTTTGTCATGTAAATCTCTATACTGAGCAAGGAAAGCTGCATTTCTCTGATAAGGATTATCGCCAGACCCCCAAGGATATCTTCCGGAATGTCTAGGAGTTCCATAATGTTTAATATCCTCGTCGGAATCATCGATCATCGCAACCAATTCACTTAAATCAGGTTTTTCATAATGATAGATGTCATTTTTTGAATCAGTTATCTGAGATACTAATTCGCTTAATTCTGGCTTTTCCATTGTTACAAATCCTCCTTAAGTTTGTCAAGTTCCATATCAAACTCAACTATTTTATCCATGATTTCTCTTATCTTTTCTGGATCTGGATTTTCGATTCTAACTTCATCGTTCTGATAGATTCGAAGTTCCATATCTATTGTCTCTGGTTTAACGTTATACTCCAAACAAAACAGAGCTGCATAAATCATAAGCTGCTCCATGTGTGTTGGTCCAATACCAGTTTTAAGATCATGAATTCTCAAAAGATTGTGTTTGAAACTAATTGCATCAGCTGTTCCAAAACAATTTATTGAATAATATAATACCTGTTCACTCTGCATACCAAAACCTATTGCATCATTGACAAACATGTTTATGGTATTCTTTGTTCTAGGTAATTTGATTTTGAGTTTGATTGCTTCAGATGCAAATTCATGCAATCTGGTGCCTCGCTCAATTCCCAAAAAGTTTAAGTACGATGTTTTTATTTTTTCTTTATCGTAATTAATCCAATGGAATTTAGAGGCTGACATAAATGCGTGACAACCCTCAAGTTTCGAATGATCGTTCCAGTTCATTTAATACCTCCTGTTTATTCTCAGGATAGATGAACTTAGCAAAACTCATCTTGTCCATTTTGGAAATATAATAATCCTGGTTCGGTCGATGTTTAGCATTCTTGTCTTTCTTACATTCTAATGCTGCCCATTTACTTTTGTGTAAAATTAATAGGTCAGGAATTCCCTGCTTGTAGTTTGGATCATTCTTAAGAACGATACAACCTTCAAATCTCTTCTTAATGTCTTTTATAAGACCAGACTGAAAGTCTTTTTCTTTTTTGCTTACAAAATTTTTCTTTGACATAAAAGAGACCTCCCTAAAAATTTTAAGGAGCAGAAAAACTCAAATTTAAAATTCGGTTCTCCTCTCCCTCCATAAAGGACTTGGAATTTTCGCGACCGGATTATTTTGGAATATAATTGGATTCATTGAACTTCTTCTTAGACTGAAGAGCTTTGCTAATTGCTAAGTCTATACCTGAGCGAGATTTAAGATGATAGTAGTACAAGTCGGAGAACGGTGTATTCATTCTATCGATACGACCGGAAGACTGTACCATAATTTTGTAACTATAGTTCTGGCTGTAGAATATAATTGTATCTGTCTGTATACAATTCCATCCTTCAGCTCCTGCATTGTATTGAACAAGATAAACCCATTCATTAGAATTTGGAATTGATTGATGCTTGTGTCCATTCCATTCCGCAACTTCGAATGTGGTTCCTTCAAAACAATTTTTAATCAGCTCCAATTCATAATCAAAATTGTAGAATATAATTACCTTGTGTTTCTTTTCGGCAATTTCCATTGTCTTGATTAATCGACCTGGATCTGAATTTATAATTTTTCTTAATTGGTAACACAACTCTGTTATGTTTTCAATTGGTTCGTCCTTTTCATAGTTCCACCTTTCTTTCATCAACTTCTTGTATTCATATAAATTGTAATCAACGTAAATGTCTTCATGATGTGATATTGTTTCTCTTTTGAAAACCATATCAACTAAAATTCTTTTTCTTAACCTTATTAATCTTCCTGTATTGATATACCTATCAACTTTTGGAAAGTTACTATGAGTTGACCACACAACATGTTCTCTGCAAAATTCTGTTTTATTTTTATAAAACCCATTTGCTATGAATACTGGAATATAATCCATCCATGTATCACCTGGTGTAGCAGAGAGTAAAATCCACTTATTATTGCGTGTGATTTTTAAAAAAGATTTAGTCCATGTTCCATATCCGACTACTCGCTGCTCATCGAATATGAAGAAAGCATCTTTAACATCTACATACTTTTTTATATTATTCCAAGAGTCAACAACAACTTTATTCGTGTAATAATTCTCTTCTCCAGAATATAATAGAAATGGTATCATTTCATCTTCCCATTCCATTGTATCCCTCTTTCTCGCTGTTGTGATTATGTATAAGTCACAAGGGTTAATCGGAATCTCATAGCTATCTTCGTCAAAGATCTTTCCACCTTGTGTATAAATATAATAGGCAAGAGCGGTCCTGGATTTACCAGAACCAACTCCGCCACATAATATTGATCCATTAGACATTCTCTTAACAGCATCTAATTGATACGGTCTGAGACTTATTGCCATCATAGATCTCCTTTCTTAGTTATTGAATGGAACTTCCTCATCAATGTCATCGTAGTTGTACTTGTCAGCGAACTCATCCTTTGCAACAGTTACATACATTGTTTTAACATATGCTGTAATTCCAGACTTACCATTTACATCCCACTCATAAGGTCTTACTACAAGATCGACATTTTCAATCTCTGCATAATCAAGAGATGAAACAGAATCTTCATCAAGCAGTGTCTTCTGTCTTCCAACAACCATGTAAATCTTAGGATCAACATTTCCATAGTTTACTCTTACCTGCATATAAGGAATTGGCTCTTCCTCATCATCTCTTGGCTTAAGCTGTTTGATATTCCATCCTTCTCTCTCGAGATCTGCTGCCAATTCAGTATCTAGAATTACACAGAAGCTTCTTCTTCCTGCTGGATTGAACTTGCCTTCTTTTCCTGAGAAATTACGGAATATAATTCTGCAGTTGCTAAGTGTGATGTTTTCTACCTGTTTCTTATTCATTTTGTTTTACCTCCAAAAAATTATTATGCTATTAATGTTCCGCCTTCAAAGGGAACATCGTCTATAAACCAAGCGGTGTCCCCAAATTCAGCAATTGCATCTCTTGCTTCATCAACAAGAGAAATATAATAAGACTCATCAATGTCTTTCTCTTTTTTCGTTGCTTTTACAACTTCAGACTC